CCTGCAGAACCTTGTAAACCAGCAGTTAACGTTGACCCTATTCCCCCAACAAGTGAACTTAAAATGTTTTTACCACTTTTACCTGCGGCCTCACCTATACCACCACCAAAACCTAAATCTGCATTATCATATGCAACGTTATCTCTAAACTGTAGTGCAACAGGTGTAAAAAGTTTTACTGTTTTATCTATTTGTGATAACTTAGAACCTGAACCTTGTTTGGTCTGATATGCTACACCTTCACCTTTAAACTGTTCTGTGTTTTCTGTTCCATCTTTTGTAATTTCAGTTGTGTCAGAATCTTTACCAAATATGCCAGATAAACCTACAAGTGCGGCCATATCTAAAGGTTCTTCTTCGAAGATACTAAACATGAGTCTACCTTTGTAATCGTCTGGGTTATTGAGTGGATATTCTAAATCTTTTCTGCCTTTTAGAACTGGTACTGCTTCTGGAAGTGAATCGAAAAGAACTTCTTTTCCAAAATTTACTAATGTTTTACCGAAATCTGCCATCTGTTACCTTGATAAATAGTTTATTATAGTTCTATTTATACACGAATGAAGACATACAAAGGAAGATATCGAGTAAAAAACACAAAAAAATATAAAGGCGACTACGAAAGTGTCATCTATAGGTCTTTGTGGGAAAGGCATTGTTTTCGTTGGTGTGACGAAAATCCAAAAGTACAATCGTGGAGTTCAGAAGAGACAGTTGTTCCATATTACTACGAAATAGATAAAAGATATCATAAGTATTATCTTGATTTGAAAATAACATTTAAAGAAGGTAAAACTATACTTGTAGAAATAAAACCAGATAAAGAGACTAAACCACCTACAGGTAATAGAAGAACCAGACGTTACATTACCGAAGCAACGACATATGTAAAGAACATGAACAAATGGGAAGCGGCAGACGAGTATGCAAAAGACAATGGTTATGAGTTTCAAATCTGGACAGAAAAAACTTTAGAGTCTATGGGTATTATGCCAAAATCAACAAAACCTTTAAAACCTTTTACAAGACGTAAGAAATAAGTATAAATAGAAGTATGTCAAATATCTTTCAGAAACTAGAACTTGCGGCGTTTCGTAATCAGATTACTCCAAGAACTAAAGAGAGTAGAGAATGGTTTATGAATAAAGCAAAGACTATGCGAGGTATTAATAGAGAAGCACTTATGAAAGAAGAACCACTAGGTAGCAGTGGTAGAAGAATTATTGGGTCAATGCAAATGTTTGGTTATGACCCAAAACACAAAGATACTTTACCATATTACGATAGATTTCCTTTAGCAATCATTGTAAAACCTGCAAAGGGTGGGTTTCTAGGATTAAATCTACATTACTTACCACCAATACTTCGTGCAAAGTTTCTTGATGCATTGATGGATAACGTCACAAGTAAGAAAAGTGACAATGCAAAGTTTGACTTAACAGTAAGATTATTAGCAAGTACAAGTAAACTGAGGTATTATGAACCTTGTATTAAACATTATCTAAATCAAAAAGTTGCAACTAAATTCGCAGAAGTCAAAGCACCAGAATGGGAGATTGCTACGTTTTTACCACTTGCACAATTTGAAAAAGCAACAAAACAAAAGATATATGCAGACAGTAGGAAAATGCTATGACAAACACGATAGATACGTTCAAAAGTAGAATAACAGAAGGTGGCGGTCTTGCGATGGCCAACCTCTATCGTGTCTTTTTGCCACCGATTATTGGTGTAAGAACAGAAGATATGGACATTCTTTGTAAGGCCGCACAAATACCTGGCAGACAAATACTTTCGACAGAAAGATTTATGGGTATGACAACTATGAAAGTTGCGAATGGTTATGCTAGTGATGATGTGACTTTAACATTCTATTGTTTAAATGACATGAGAATTATAGATTACTTCCATGCTTGGCAATCAAAAGCAGTCAATCAAGAAGAACAAGAAGTCGGTTATTTAAATGATTATACCTATCCAGTAATCATTCAAGCACTTAAAAAAGGTGCAGAAAATCCACTGTTACAACCTAAAAAGTTATTTGACAATAAACTACCAGATGCACTAAAAGATGTAATACCGCCAATCGGTCCACTTGACTTAGCAAATGGTACTTTTGATTTAGGTTTATTAGGTGATACAGGTTTGAGGTATATGGCAGAAGGTGTAACATATTCTTGTCGACTAGACAAAGCATATCCTACTACTATAAATAGTTTCGAAATGACTAGTGAACTAGATGGTTTACTAGAAGTGAACGTTCAGTTATCGTATAAAAACTTTAAAATAGTTGAAGGTAATTTGAAAGATAGAATCATTGATAAAGCAATTGATGTTGTCGGTGAAAAAGTGAAAGATAAACTCAAAGATAAAATGCTTGGTGGGTTTACAAGTACACTTATAGATAGATTATAATATAGGAGAATATTATGAGTGGAGCATTACCAAAATTAAATGCAACCCCAACTCACGAATTGACGATTCCGTCATCGGGGCAAAAAGTGAGTTATCGTCCTTACTTAGTAAAAGAAGAAAAGATACTTCTTCTTGCATTTGAGTCTAAAGATGAAAAACAGGCGATGCAGGCAATGGTAGATACAATTGTTGCATGTGTTAACGAAAAACTAAATCCTAAAACGTTTACTTCATTTGATGTAGAATATATGTTTACACAAATACGTAGTAAATCTGTAGGTGAAACAACTAAAATTAATGTTGCGTGTTCTGAGTGTAAAACAATGAATGAACAAACAATTAATTTAGCAGAACTTAAAGTTGAAGTTCCAGAGATAAACAATGTTATTGAATTAACAGATACTATCTCTGTAGAATTAAAGTATCCATCTTTTGAGGCATTTATCAAAAATTATGGTAAAGACCAAACTGAAACTGAGTTTAGTTATATGGTAGTTAACAATTGTATTAGTGCAGTGATTAACGGAGAAACTAGAATTAGTGCAGATGAAGTCTCAGTAAAAGAAATAACTGAATTTGTTGAGTCTATGAGTTCTCAACAATTTCAATCTATTGCAGACTATGTACAAAATATGCCACAATTAGAAGATACTGTTAACTTTACTTGTTCTAACTGTGGGCATGAGAACGAAAGAACACTAAAAGGTATTTCTGATTTTTTCTCCTAAACCTTTCGCATGATAGTCTGACAAATTATTATCAGACTAATTTTGCAATGATGCAACATCATAAGTATAGTTTGACAGAACTAGAAAATATGATACCATGGGAAAGGGAAATTTACATTACATTATTACTAGATTGGATAAAAAAAGAAGAAGAAAGACGAAAAAAAGAAGAGTCAAAGTATAAATAGAAACATGGCAGATTTATCAGGCGAAATTCAAGAATTGAGATTACAAAACTCAAAATTTATTCTTGATTTATCAAAACAAGGCGAAGTTGCGGCCGCAACACTTACGGCGCAACTTGATACTGGATTGGCAGTTGACCAATTAACTGAAACTTTTAAGCAATTCTTTAAAGCAGAAAGACGAGATAAAGAAGGTGATGATTTAGAAGCATCTAGAGAAGCGCCAGGTCAAGTCTCGAAAGAAGGTGCAATGGGTGCCGCAACTGGTAGTGATATAGATAAATTAGACTTTACTGGTAATTATTTTGCCATGATTGCTGGTGCGATTGCTGGTCTGTCAACTGGTTTGATTGGTGCATTAGCAGGTCAAATCGGAATGGTAACAAAATCAATTGGTAAACTATTTAGACTTGACAAAGCACTTGCCGCATTAAGAAATTCATCTAAGTTGTTTCAAGCAAGATTTATGAAATTAAATCCAGAAGTGGGTAAATTTTTTAAAGCAATCAGTACAACCTTTACTAATATAACCAAACAATTTAAAGCAGGATTTGAAGGACTAAAAGTAGCAAGAAATTCTGTTGGGCAGTTTACAAAATTAAATATTTTTGCAAAATTTAGTAGTTTTTTTAGAACACTTCTTAAACCTTTTATCTTCATAGGAAAAACATTTGCTAGTTTATTTAAAATTATAAAATCTGCTTTTGGTGTTATTCGTACAGGTGGTAGTTTTATATCAAGTTTTTTCAGTACTTTTGGTAGTTTTTTTAGAACTTTTGCATTAATTGGTAGTAAGTTATTAATACCACTTCAAGTAGTTATTGGTGTTGTTAGTGGTGCTATACAGGCATTTAAAGATGCTTCTGGCACTGCTGGAGGTTTTCTAGATAAATTAATTGCAGGAGTAGGTGGATTTGTAAAAGGTGCCTTTAATGCATTAATTAGTATGCCATTAGATTTATTAAAGTCGGGTGTATCTTTTATAGCAAGTAAACTTGGGTTTGAAAATTTTGCAGAACTAATAGATAGTTTTTCTTTTACTGGTTTGTTTAGTACTATATTTGATGGTATCACAAGTTTTGTAACAGGTATAAAAGATATCATAGTAGGTATATTTACATTTGATGGAGAGACAATTAAAAAAGGTTTAGGTAGTATTGGAGGAATTATTGCAGGTATAGGTAAATTTTTTCTAGCGGTTGCCGCAGGAGGTCTAGCGGCCTTAGGAGCATTAGTGCCAGGTGGTGAAGGACCAGGTGAAGCATTTACTAGAAAATTTAAAGAAGTTATGGCATCAGGAAGTGATAATAAAGGCAGTTCTGCTGGAGGTTCTGGCGCAAAAGATATTGAACCAAATAATTTAAATAGAGCAGATGCACAAGAAACTCTTAGTGCAGATGCACGAAGAAAAGAATCAAGAAGTGGTACTACAGTAGTAGTAGATAATTCAACAAACAATAGTTCATCTGTAAGTGGTGACACATTAGCAATGTCTGGTCCACCAGAACCCGCAGTAAATCCTAGAAAGAAAAGTAGAGGTGGATAAAAAAAAGGGCGACACTGAGAGGTAAATAGTATCGCCCTTAAAAACTTGTTTTTATATCAACAAGTTTTACGATTCGTCATTTGCCAATTTAGCAAAATAACTCAAAGTTTCATCATCTGATTCAGTAGCATTAACTTCTGGTGCTGGCGCACTCGCAGATACAACAGGTGTTTCCATAGAAGATGGTTCTACTGCTTCTGCGGTCTTAGTTAAGTCCTCACTTTTTTGAGTCATACCTTCACCAACTGCTTCACCCAGAACTACAGATAATCTCTGTTTTAGTTCATCATATGTTTTATAGTTGGTAGGGTCAACGAACTCAGCAACGTCAAACATAGCATTATATGTTGCTTCTAATTTAGTTTCGTCTGCATCGTATAATGGTGCGGAAGGTTTGAAAGAAGATTTATCGTAGTTTCTGTAACCAGCAACATTAGTAATCTTAAGTTCAAAGTCTGCGCCATTCCAAAAGTCAAACGGATTCACAGGTTCTTCACCAGGGAACTGAGGTTGCATCACGTCCATAATCTTGTCCATGATTTTCTTACCAAAGTCATATAAAAAGACTTTACCTTCGTTGGCACGGTTTGCAGGGTCTGAGACAACAAGAATGTTTACTACGTGATGTAGTCTACGTTTTTGATTTCTTGCAGTTTCTTTATCTGCATCTATACCTGAATTCCATAATCTAGAATTCAATTCACCCAATGGGTCTTTTTGACCAATAGATGTAAGAGATTTCTCTACATACCATTGACCTGTAGGTCCCTTGAAGAAGTGGTCAAAGTATCTTACCCATGGTAACTCTTGACCTTCACCTGCTGGTAAGAATCTAATAACGGCATAACCATTACCTGATTCATCGACAGTTGGTTTCCAGAATCTTTCGTCTTCATACGATTTCTTCTGAGTTGTGGCACCCGATGCTTCTTGCACCGCAGAAACGAGTTTTGAGACATCTGTTCTATTGGTCTTTAAGTTTGCGAATGACATGCGTTTCTCCTTGTATTCGTTGTATTGTTTTTGTCCACCTTATTCATAATATAAAATTGCTCTCATTATACTTGTTTACACAAATAAAGTCAAGCATTAGTTTAACATTATTTAAAATAATGTATTCCCTTTAGGCAACATATGCAAATTCATACCTTCAACTTCGACTTGGTCTTTAATTGCTGGAGATATGTATTTTTTTACGTCTTCTAATTCTATGTTGTTCTTTTCACATATATGAACGATAGCATCGATATAACCATGACCATCGTTCTTAACAGATTCAAGAATCATCTCTGTAAACTTTTTCTTAGTCAGAAAATTATTACTTTCGTTCTCTTCTTTCTTTTGCTTTTTGATTGTTTCTTTCTCGGACTTTGTCATTCTCCTCTCTCATGATTACATCACAAATATACTCTTTGACTTCTTGGTCAGATAAACCCGTTTCGTTCATAAGTATCTTTAAATATTTTGGCGTTAAAATAAGACTTGTGTAGTCGTTGTACTTTTCATCAATAAGTTTATAACTAAACTTCTGAGTGTTTTCTTCAAATCTATTCTTCTCAGGATTATCATCTTCTCCAAAGTAGTCGTAATACACCCATGCATTGTCTATTATCTCACCTGCTTTATAACTACCATGTTCCCATTCAAATGGTTCGGGGTTCTTCTTATATACTTTTTTCTTTCTCACGAATCGTTCTCTAATCATATCTATATGTACACCTCTTCTATTTTATGTTAACCATTATACACGAGTCAACAAGAAATGTCAACCTAAGTAAACCTCGGGTCTTGAAAATTTCTATCAAGTATCATGTTATAATTGTTAATGCCTTTAGATAGATGTATGTTATCTTTGAGTTTAAGTTTGTTTTTCTTAAATGGATTATAGTTGACATGGTGGTGCCATCTTCCGTATCGCCAGACAACTGTGGCAACGTCTGGGTGCATGTCTGCCAACATCTGCGACTTGTTAATTGTGCCATCAGTATTGTAACCTTCTTTCATTGCATCTGTATTTTCTGCATGATAAAATTCTGCAGTATTACCACCACTAACTGTTTGAGTTGCCATTTTACCTTGCATGAATGCATTGAACTGCAAACAAACATCGCCATCTTTCATAACTCTTAAACAGATATCAGTATCTTCATTGTATCTGCCACGCCATCTGTGTTTGCAATCGTTACGTATTAACAAGCAAGAATAGATTCTAGTGTTTGCAACATATGGTGGATACTTTTGATTTGGTGCGATAAAGAATCGATATTGAGGACCAGCAATGTAAACATTATCATATCTGTCAACGAAATCTTCCATGACACGAAAACCAGTAGAACTTTCAAATCGTATTCTTTCATTGTTATGTAATCTGTAGAAGTCTGCAATGTTATCATCTAGTACCCAATGACTCGTAGCACCAATACTGATTGAGTGGTCCCATGCCCAGTTTCTGGCACGACCAGGACCATCACCATGATTCGAAAATGGTGCTTCTAATAATGTCACATATTCACGAATCTCAAATGTATCAAGTGCTTTATCATAGTCTTGCATGTCTTGTGGTTCGACTACGATATAATGTGGTATCTTCATACGTGATAAAGACCTAGATGTAATCATTGAGTCAGCACGACCTTTCGAAACGATATACATTGGGTGTCTGAGTGGAAAAGTAAATCCGTCATCTACCCATCGAAGATATCTATTCTTTGTAACGTCTAACTTCGGGTGCCAGATAGCATTTGATTTTTCTGTAAGTTCTTGACCAATACGTTTAGCAAAGTCTTGATAATGTTTCTCTGTACGAAAATGCATATGTATTGTACGAAATGCAGGATTATCTTCTTGCACATATTCGGGCATGTCAATCCAATGTTCTTTCCATTTTGCATTTACATCTGTCACACCTTCTTTAACTTCAACATCTAATACAGACTCACTCTTGTTTTTAGAACGAGGAAGTAATAACTTCTTATCAATCTTAATACCAGTAGGTTCTTCTTCTTCACCAAACAGTGAAGTCTCAGGGTCTGCTTGTGGATAAAATGCGAATTTAGTTTTATAGTCTATACATTGACCAATCAAAGAGCAATATTCTGCCATATCATCGACATTACGAAAATGCACATATAAAACTTTATGCACACCTGCTTTTTCTTCTCTTGTTAAAACTTTATCGGGGAGGGCAGTAGTCAGTTCTTCGCCGACATACTTATCTAATGTTGCTTTGTAATCATCTTGAATTCTATTATCTGTATCTAGATAATTATCATAAGATGAACTTTCTCTTACTTCTTCCATGTATTCTCACGTATTATTTGTATTCGTTGTATTATATCAGGAGAATCAAGTAAAGTCAATATCAAACTTTATTAAATTCTCTAGACGAAATGCTCTCCACTGTTGAACATCTAAATCAAATACTTTGATAACTCTATCTGTATCTTGATAGTGCCAAAGCATTTCTGACTTTGGCATTTTATCATCTGGTATTTCAGATTCCATAAGAGTACATTTCATGTCTCTTGTACCACCATCTTTCTCTTTAAGAAATTTGATATCTACAATGTTATTTATAAGAGTTTTAACTACTGTAGTTCTTTCTAACTCTAAGAAGATATGAGACATTCGAAATACATTTCCTTAAGTTGTTCACCTTTACCTTTACAAACTTCTGCTAGAATTTCTTCTTTAGATAAAGCATCTATATCTGCCATGATACTAGGTTTTACAATTTCTTGCATTGTTGAACTTAAATATTTAAAATATTTAGGATTTGCATAACTAACTGTCAAACTTTTACAATCTTTAAAATCGTTTGCAGTTCCTTTAAATGCAGAAGATGAATTTGGTTTGTATGTTTTCATTTTACTGTGAAGTTCAGAATCTTTCCAATCAAACTCAAATATAGCAATACATTTACCATTAGATGTCCAACTAGTTACTACACATAACATGTCATCTTTACTAAACTGATTTGCTTTTTGTTTTGGATTTGCTGGAGAACCAAATGCAATAGCACCACTACATGCTTTTTTTGTCTTATTTGTTTCTGATAAAGGAATATAAGACTCAGATTTTACTTCTACTGGTCTGCCGTCTACATACCCATCATAATCATGAGTATTTTCATTTAACTCATAACCTAACTTATGAAGAACTAGTTCTTCTTTATATACACCAGATGAACTACCACCAGTCAATATCATTTTGATATACTGTTTTTCTTTCTCTGGTATCTTACCATCATTAAAAGCATACTTCATCATTGATGGAAGTGCTTCTTTACCTATTTGTCTCGCCATTTTATACCTCTCGTATGTTTGACATTTAAATTAAAACCTAACTGGCATAACCAGCGGGTTCACCAAATCCTGCATATGCTTCTGCGACAAACCAATTTGGTATATCACGTTTAGTCCACTTTGCAAACCCAATCTTTTCTTCAACATAATATTTTTGATATGCTTTGATTGAATCACCAGGTATTTTACAATAATCTGGCATTGCTTGTGGAGGTTCTACGAACCCATTGTCTTTTATATTCTTAGGAATATTACCTAGTAATTTACCTAGTAATCTCTCTGTAGAATGAATTTTACCATATCGATACGTATATTCAACACACAACCACATAAACAAACGATACAACCATCGATAATGTTGAGAACTCTGTCTGACCCATATTGCACTTGGGTGATTAATATGACTTGCTTTATACAATGTATTTTCTATGTTTGAATCTGCCATTTTAAATCTACGAATTCTGCGATTGTTTGCAGTTCTGCCTTCATATTCTTCACCATCTAAAACTCTGTGAGCAGTTGATAATAACTGAGCATACTCAACTATCATTTTGACAACATGTTTATCTACATGTTGCTTTGCACACCTCTGTGTGTGGTGGTCTAAATAAAAAACATTCATGTATTGTCACCTTCTGTATACGTAGTTCTTTGTTTATCAAATTGACCTTTACCAGTAAGTGGTGGTTTATTACTTATTGCAACACCTGGTCTATCTTCTCTTTTTTCTGGTAGATTATCAATATGTTTTTTCACTTTAAGACTTTTTCGTACATCTTTAACTATCAAAGATGCTATGATGATGCCAATACCAATAAAACCACCAATTATTAATAAATCAATTATAATCATTATACTATACCCATATATGTTAAAAGTAGTATTATATACAATGAAACAAAAATTGTCAAGACTACTTGTGTATAACCCATGGTTCACCTCTCAATATTGCTTCTGCTTGATGTGGTCCATAATGATAACAGTTTAACTGAATCACTTCGCCACTTTCTCTTTCAATTAAATATCTTTTTGACAAGGGTTCTTTTTGTTCAACCCTTGATAAGATATCACCTTTGTATGTTTTTAAAACAAGTTTCATATTATCACACCTCTATGTTTACTATTTTATCACCATATTTCTCTTCGACTTTTTGCTCTAAGACTTTAGTAATAATCTTGTACTTTGAAAAAGGTATACCTCTTTTATAACAGTAATACCCTAAATCTACTTGACCAGTGTCACCATACATAACATCTGCTTTTATGATATTTTCTTCTAATGATTTTTTCAAAGAAATATTAAAATACTCTGCATGGTCAATAATTTCTTTTCTAAGATTTACCCATGCACGTCTTTCTTCTCTTCGTTCCATTTCTGCAATTTCTTTTGCTTCTTCTGAAACATCGTCAATCATTTCTTCAAGTTCGTTTACAGTATACTCTAAAAAGTTAAATCTAGGTCTAAACCCACGAGCATCTTTATGTATGTCTGAATACGTACCATAAAGTTCCCATTTGATGGCATCTTCAAGAGTATACACACCAGCATCGTTGTAAAATTCTATTTGACAACTGACTGTTGACCAACCATTTGCTTTGTATTCTGCAGTTTTCTTTTCGCAGTATTCTTCTAATGTTTTACAATCTGTCAAATTTACACCGTCAATCATGATGCACCTTCTTTTACAGATTTAGCATGTAAACCATGTCGTTCTTGAAACAACATTGGAGAATTACTATCATAAAGATAAAATGCTTTATGATTCTCAAGTCTTTCTCTCCAAATTAATCTAGTGATTGCAGAATGAAATGATTTTACAAAATCAGTTTTATCTCTGCATTCGTAATAAAATGATTCAATGATATCTGTTTGTGGAGAAAAATCACTAAGAATACCATAACCCAAAGAGTCAAGTTCTTCGTTTTGAAATCTTTCATATACTTGAAATGCTAAAGCATCTTTCATATATGTTTTAGATATTGCTGGTAGACTATTATAAAGTGAAAGAAAATATTCTTTCTCTTTTTCGCCTTTCAAAAGATTAAGTACTTTTGATAACTTTCTTTCTCTATAACTAACTGACATATTTACCTCTCTATCTCTGTTAAAGTTGTGGAGATTCATCGAATCTCTTTTCAATTAATAAATCTAATAACTTATCGTAATCAAACCCTTCTTCAATTGCTTCTTGATAAGTCATTTGAAGTTCATCTAATAATTCTTCGATTGTATAATTTGCACTCAAGACTTGCATTTCAATGTTGTCTTTGATTGCTTCGTTAAATTGATTTGACATTTTTACCTCTCTAATTTATGTTGTTATTATAACAAGACTAACAACATTTGTCAACCCTTATCTTCGCATTTTTGCGATATCTTTTGCAAGTTTTTTATCATCTTCGAATACTGGTACTGCATTAGACTTATGCATCGTTGCGATGCCCATAAGTTTTCTCTCACCAGAATATACTTTTGTTTCTTGTTTAGCAGTATTACCTACTGACTTTTTAAGTCTTTCAAAGAAATCTTGCTTTGCAAGTTCTCGTTCTTCTTGTTTTCTTTTGACTTCTTTTAATACTTCTGGAGATACTTCTTTCTGTTTTGCGAGTACTCTAGTGGGTTTTTTGACTGGATTTGCTAGATGATTCTTACGTTTTTTACCCTTCATGTCGTATCGTAGAGAACCACCTCTATTAAATATTTGAGTCATTGTTCATAATTATACATGGTCATACAGATAATGTCAAGTATAAATAGATACATCAAAGGAGAGAAACATGGACATAGATTTTAGTGCATTAGAACAACTATTAACTAACACTGGTTGGGTTGAAGGTATAATTTATGTGGTAGGTGGATTGATTGTATATACAATAATCCGATATATAAATAAATGGACAAGGTAATATTATGGCAGACGAAATATTTGATTTTGGATTTACGTTAGTAGATGAAGACGAACTCGATACAGTACAAGAGATTGAAAAAAAAGTATCTGAAACCTCATCGAGTGTAGAAGCAACTCAAGAAAAACTTGATAAACTATTTGGTGCAATACAACCATTACTTAATAATTTAAAAGCAAACCCTGAAAAAGAATTAATTAAATGGCCAAATCGTTTAGAAAAGATTGAGGCATTTGAGGACCATATTCAAAAAATATACAAAGGTTAATATGAAAATATCGGTAATGAATAACTTTGATGGAGACGAGTTCAGTTTCCAATATCTTTCATTAGATGCCATAAGTTTTGAAACAGATATATTAAATACACATTTAGAATATTACTGTAAACATAATGCATCTTGGTTAGACCCACAAGTTATACCAAATCAGATAGTTGCTAGAGTTATGTTTAGAGGTGGTCAAATTCCACATTACATGTTATTATCTTTAGCAAACACTATTGGTGGAAATAATATCTTAGTCATACCAAACTGGAATGATAGAAAACACAATCATTTATACGATAGAGACTTTACAACAATACCATTTTTAGATACAAGAACAGATAGTTTCTGTCCAACACACACTTTAGTTCAGCACTTTAGTCTTGTTTGGCAAAAACTGTTAAATTGTCCTTTAAATTTACATGTGGCAATGCCTCCTGGTGATAGTCTATTTCACTATTTGTACTCACGATATAAAGTAAAAATGCTTAGTTCATCAAAACCATATACTCTTGGCGAAAATGTTTTTAGTGGTTATAGTATTAATGTTCCTTCAGATATTAAATTTGATGCAGTTGTATTACTTAATCACGATAGACCCGAAGAAGGTATGACATATAAAGCATCTGATATTAAACGAGACTTTGCACATTATTGTAAACCTGACTTTGTTCTTCAAGATGTTTATACTCCTCGTGGACCGATGAATAGGTCTTTAGAGCAAGGTTTAATGACTTATCGAGGTATTACTAGCGATATACCAGAAAATCCAGAAGGAATAACAAACTTTGAAAAAGTAATTCAGTCTAGTTTAGTAAGTAGAAAAGGTGACGGCGCAGTATCTTTAAGTACTTTAAATAAAGGAAGAAGAGTATTTGATACAGATGCAGACCCTGAAGGAAATCACACTCCTCATAGAATCAGAAGAGGAGTAATAAATCCAATTGTTTGGGACACAGTTGATTCAAATGGCGAGAAGGTAAGTGTTCATGATTTATTTGATAAAGTTGGTATAGAAGAGACATTTAAACTTCAACACAAAAACTTATCTGATATGGTAAACAAAAATGATTGGTCAGATATAATCAAAATCTGGTAGAAAATAAGATTCTTATATATACTAATGTCAACGATATTTATATTATAAATATTCGTGTTTTTTATAACGTAAAGTAATAAGAGGAAAGTCACTATGACTACTGCACAACTAAGAGTTGGTGCGAAGATTGTAGTGCAAAAAATTGAAAACCTAAAAGATAATGACACCGTGTGCCATGTCTGTGAAGTCTGTAAATTCGTAGCATTCTTAACCGCACCTATTTCTATACCGTTTGTTATCATGCATCTTTCGATGTACTAGGACTATGGACAAGAAAGAATTAAACTTGCTTTGATTCTTTACTTGTTGTGACAACAATTTCTACATTATCTGATTGTATCGGAATCTTTATATTATTGTGAGTATGATACAAGAAGAAAGTAGTATCTGGAAATTCTTTGAACATTTCGGTCCATATTGGACGCCAATTGTTGGCGAGTCTGACAGTATTTTCTGTGCTTCTATCAGACTCTAGAATTGTGTCTGTCCAAGATGTAATGTCCATTTCAAAGATAGAATCAAACCCATAAATATGAACTTCATCTGCATTCATTTTATTACATGCATAATGAACTGCAAAATGTCCACAGTTAAAGTTTGTGGCATTACCAGCATACTTAGGAACGTGTGGATAGAAACCTCTTACTTTATGAGAATACTTTAAATAGAAACTACCTTGCATCTCCATCCAATGTCTTGGTCTAGTGCCAAGAATCCAGTCATATTGGTCAAGAGCAAACTTACCTTCTTGAAGTGCTTTCATCATTTTGTAATCTACCATGCATGTTGCATATACTTCTTCTGGTGGTATTTCCATGGGAGGCATGTTACAAATAAGTAAAGTCCCAGGCGAACCTCTCTGAAAAAGACCAGCATGATTGCCATTACCCAGAATGTTAATTCTTTTTGTCATTCATTATATCCGAATAAAGTCTTATGGTCAATAAGTTCTCTGTTTTGCAAGTGTTGTTCTGCAACATCTTCTTTTGATTGGCCAAAATATGCAACTGCAAGGTGAGTTTCAACCATGACTTGATTCATATTTACTCCATCACAAATGATTTCGCCAAGTATTCTACCATACTTACCTTTCTTATCTTTGTATGTACGTAATGCGACAACTTCTGCATCTTTGATTGTATCTGATAAAAAATTAGTTGCCATTTTACCATACTTCTTTTCGTCTAAGTCTCTCGTTCTGGTTTCTGGTGTATCAATACCATATAGTCTTATTCTCTGCTTTTTTAACCAAGTAGAAAAACCTAAGTCTATATCAACATCAACAGTATCTCCATCAACGACTCTTAAAACATTTACTTTATACTCGTGCATTTATTTGCTCCTTGATAACATCGTCTCCTTTCTTTCCTGTATGATGTATTATTTTTGGGTTTTTTACGTCTATGTTATCTATGTAGTCTAGGCGTAACGTATTGTATTCATGTGGTAAAGGATTAATTGCACCAAGTTTTTTGATTGCATTACCTTCCATCATTAAATATAAAACTTCTTGGTCACCTTGTTGTGGGTTTTCGATACATTGTTTTTCCCAGTCTCGAAGTACTAATGGTATGCCCTGAATCAAAATAACACCACTATTATACCATGCACCCATTTCTGGTCTTCTTTTACTCCATGGTCTGTCTTCTATCATACCAAGTTTATCTGATTCAGCATAATTAAATATATCCGAGATATCTTCTAACACTTGACAGTCTGTATCTAACCAACAAACTTTGCTATAACCTAGTTCAGCGACTTTGATAAGACTAGAAGGTTTTTTAAACCAACCTTCTGCTTTGTTTTGTGACATGTCGATGTAAGTAAAATCACCATCAGGGTAATTCATCATGCCAAAGTCAGCAATAACTAATTCTGTAGTATTAAATTTTTTAAAGTTTTTAATAAACCAGGGTAATTGCCATTCTGTATTGTGGTCACACCCTGTTACAAAAACATTAGACATCGGACACTTCGTAGTTTTCGTTGTAATTGTGTTTAGCAAGACAACCATTAACGTTCTGAATAGTTGTAAAGTTATCTCTTGCTTCTGCAGGCCATGGATAGTATTCTTGAAGAAAGTTAAATCTATCTAGATGTAAGAACGTGTCAGTTGGTCCAGCATCTATCTTTGCTTGGTCAATCAGTAATTTTGCACCTGCGGGTTTGATACCATATGCATGTGCGCCAGGAAAATATCTTTTACTAGTTAACGGATTTAGACCTAATGTTTGTGGTATATTAAAGTTACCATAACTAGGTTTACCAAAACTACAGATAAAAGTATATGGTACGTTTGGTATAGGTGCAGTTAATACTGCATCGTGTTCAAAGATAAGTATCTCTTCATCTAACTCTACACACTTCTGCCACAAAGAGTAATGCGAACAAAATGCAGATATACAATTTAAATTACGAGAGTATTGTTCTTCAAAACCTTCTCTTGGTATACCTTCTTGTTCTAAAAACGTTAGTGGTTCGTCTCTCGGTGTGATTGCTTCGAATCTTTTTATGTCTAAGTCATACTTATAACCAGATTCGATGCATCTCCAAGAAGTCTCTAGACTGCCTTGGTGATTCATTATAGTGATAACAAATGCTTTCATATTATATTTCATTGAGTTGTTGTACTCTTTAGTCCTTGTTGTATGGTAGTGTAATAAGGATAAACAACTTGTAAAGATGGAAACAATTGTTTGCACATTATCGCATCATTTGGCCACATACCAATCTCTTTTGTTTTAATCAATAACTGTTCTGCAGTTTTTGGTGTCATAATGTATGCAGAATTACCTGCAAGACCCTGGGGATAGTCTTTTGATTCATCAACATAAGGCACGTCTTGTACGCCTT